CTTCGGAAAACAGAATGGGCATAGCCTCAGCGTTGAGAATCCCCCAGAGTAAGCTCTTTGGCATTGGCTCAACCGGGTTTTCCTCCGGGGAAGATGATCTTGAAAATTATAATATGATGATAGAATCTGAGGTCCGTCGCCCCATGGGCCCGGTAATTCGAAAAATGCTTGAGATAAATATGTTTCACCTTTTTGGGAGAAAAGCCCCGTTTCAAATAAAATGGCCCTCTCTCCGTGTCCTTTCTGCTGAACAGGAGCAGAATGTAAAGGAGGCTCAGTTTAATCGAACAATGGCCTTGTATGACCGTGGTCTGCTTGATTCTAAAGGAGTGGAGCGGGCCGTAGTTAATCACGACCTTGCGCCGGTAGATGGACCGTTCGCCTATAACCCGGAGCCTCCCGCAGGACCGGAAAACGTGAATCAGTTCCCTGGGCTTGCAGCGAATTCCTTAACCTTTTCAGGGCATAAGCTTCAAGGAAGAGATAAATTCCAAGGACTGGATATCTCTATCGAAAACAAAAAGGGCTCTTACCGGGAAGGGATCGACGCAGACGGCACTCCCTGGAAAACACAATTTCAATATCCCTATGGGTATATCCGTGGTACTGTAGGCGTCGACAAGGACCATGTGGATTGCTACATAGGCCCAAATAAAGAAGCGAAGAAAGCATTTATCATTCATCAAAACGTCCCCGAAACAGGAAAATATGATGAAGATAAAATAATGCTCGGTTTTAATTCCGCAAAAGAAGCCGAAAAAGCCTATAAGGATCACTATAAAAAAAATGGGTTTTATGGGGGTATGAAGGTAATCCCTATGGATAAACTATCCTCCCTTTTGGAAAAGAGAAAAGGGAAAAAGCTTTGATCCAGTATAAAGAGGCGTACTCTGAGCCTGTCCAAAAACAACTAGAACAATATTTTATAGCCGTTTACTGGGCCGAAATACTGGAAGCCTTGAAAGACCCTTTGTACCGCATGAACAATTCCAACCCCTTAGTAGACGCTATTCGTAAGGGAAAAATCCAATATCAATCCGGTCGCTTTACCGGTGAATTTAACATGATAACATCCCGAGAACTTGAGAAATTCGCCAAGTACGACGGCCGTACCAAAACATGGGTAGGGACGCCTCCCCCCCAAGTCACCGCCGCTTCCGTGGTGGCGAACGATAGAGCAAGAGCGCTGACGCGAAAAATAACTTCTCTTATCGAAGAGATCCCAGGACGGGTGGCCCAGACTATCGACGGGTTAAAGTATTCGATTGACGCCCCGCTTTTCCTGGTTAACGAGCAAGCAGACAGAGACCTTTCGTCCCTGGGGATAAGCCCCGACGTTTCCCCGGATTTGTCTGAGACAATACTGCGGGAGTACAAAACGAATCAGGATATAAATATTAAAAACTGGACGCCGAAGCAGACAGAGCGGATGCGGGACATGATAGAAAGAAGTGTCTTGACTGGATATAACCGGCGGGAACTGGAAAAGATGATAATGTCCGAATACGGGACCACCATGGCCAAAGCTCGGTTTTTGGCAAGACAAGAAACATCTTTACTTGTTAGCAAGATAAGAGACGAGCGATATGTAGACGCAGGGATTGATATCGTCAAATGGTCCACGGCGGGAGATATCCGGGTGACGGGAACCCCGGGAGGGCCGAATCAACCTAGCGACGGACATGGGAATCATTATCGATTACAAGGGAAATATTGTAAATTATCTGATCCCACTGTTTATGCTGACACGCTGGACGACGTGAAAGCCGGGAAATGGAAAAGCAAGTCCATGATTGGAGCAGACCCGCAGCACGCCGGAAAAGCCTTTTTATGCCGTTGCACTTATATCCCGACTATTATTTGACAAATAGTTCCCCTAGGGATATAGTAGAATCATGGCAGCACCCAAGAGATATAAAGCACTTCACATCCTCCCCGGACTGGTGAATTACACGGAAAACGACCAGGAGACGACGGTCAGAGTAACCAAGGAAGCCTTGGACAAAATGAACCCTTCTTTCCTGGGCAAGCCTGTTTTTAACTTTATCCATAAAGCCATAGATCCGGAAACGGCTTTTAACTATACCGATGAAGAGAAAGAAAAACAGGCGGTCGGCGTAGTCACGGACGTGGGATATGATGCTGATAGCGGTTATTATTGGGTTCACATGATGATATGGGACGAAGAAACCCAAACCAACATCGACGAAAAAGGTTATACCGTATCTTGCGCCTATATCCCAGAAGTAGGCCCGGGAGGAACGCACAACCTTGTCCCCTATGATGAAGAAGTGACAGGTGGTGAATATCATCACATGGCTATCGTAGAAAATCCCCGGTATGAAGGGGTTAAAATTTACGAAAATTCCAAAGGAGAAGGAACTATGGCAAAACGGATGTTTAAGCTATTCACCGGTAAGAAAACCGAAATCCGGCAGAATGCGGAAGAAACCCCCGAACCCCCTAAGGAGAACATCGGGGAAGAGGAAATGGAAATCTCCGCCGACGCCTATGTGGTGGACGACGAAGGGAACAAAATCCCCGTCGCCGAAATGGTCGAGAATTACAAGGCCATGAAAAACGTGGAAGGAGAGGAAGAGGATGCCGTCATGAACATGGACGACACCATCGAGATAGACGGGGAACCGGTCTCGATCAAAGACCTCTATGACAACTACTGCGCCAAGAAGAACGCAGAGCCCCCCACGGACACCCCCCTTGAGGAATCGGTAAAGGAGAACATGAAAGAAAACTCCGACGATTCCAGAAAGCCCAACAACAACTTTCGTCTTGTGGCCAACGCAGCCAGCCAGGGCGGCACGCCCGAAAAGATCAAAGTTGACACCCCCCGAACCCGGATTGCCCGGGGATCCGCCCGCTACGGATCGAAAGTAAAGCAGGAGGCATAATATGGCCACTATCAACATGAATCAGTTCAAAAAGGGACCCGTCGTAGGTCAGATTGACCTCAAGGCCGGTGGTCTCGATACAGTTTTCACCGTACGGCTCGATCCCGACAGTTCCAAGACTGCGGGTATTGTTGCCGGTGAGGGTCTCAAGCTCGTCGACGGTGGTGCAAATGATGCCAACGGTGTCCCCCTCGTGGATATTCTTTCCGGCGACACTGACACCCCTTTCGGCGCAAGAGTCTTCGACCATAAAAGCGGGACCATCCTTCCCGGAGAAATCTGTCAGGTAACCTACAAGGGAGTCGTTCAGTTTATGGAGGCTGCCGGTGCGCTCAACCGTGGCGTCGCCGTTGCTCTTAAGAAAGCCAACCCCGGACAGGTCCAGGCCGTGGGCAGCAATGCCCAATACGGTATCACCCTCGACAAGGCCAGCCAGGGCGACGTGATCCGGGTACTCGTTGACACGGCCGCCGCTACCACCTAAGGAGGTACATTGTGATTATTAAGACCAACGGAATGCTTCCCGGTCACATGACCGTTAAAGGCAAGATGCTGACGAACGCCAATGGCGATATTGATACCAGCGGGGCCGGTTACGACTATGTAATCAGCACCCTCTCGGAGATCAGGGCCGAGGTCGTTGAGCAGAAGTTTTCCAAGATCGCTCCGGCGGACTATATGCCCGTTTCGGTCGGTCAGGGTGCCTACATGGATGAAATCATTCAGAACCTTACCTTTCAGACCGGCGGTGGGTTTTTTGACGGAGACATTCAGACGAATCAGGATTCCGGGCGGATTGCTCAAGTTGACGTCGTCCAGGATAAAATCCGGATGCCGATCCAGGTATGGGCAAAACAGGTTATTTGGACCCTCGTGGATGTAGCCAAGGCCGCCTCCGCTTCCAACTGGGATCTGATTGCCTCCCTCATGGAATCTCTCAAGACCGATTGGGACTTGGGTATCCAGGAAGTTGCTTTTCTCGGCCACCCCAGCGTTTCCACCATGACCGGGCTGCTTAACGACAGTCAGGTGAATATCAACACTTCGTTGATAACCACCCCGATCACCAACATGAGCGAGACCCAGTTCCAGAACTTCGTCGGCGGGATCATGAAAGCCTATTTCGTAAACTCCAACAGCACCGAAGACCAGCCGGACAAGTTTGTCATGCCGACGTCGGATTATCTGGGCCTTGTCAAGGCAACCTCGAACACCTACAACACTATTTCCAAAATCGAATTCCTGCTTAACGCTTTCAAGAAAGCCACCAGGAACGAGAACTTTGAAATCCTGCCCTTGGCATATTCCCAGGCCGATCAGAACAGCGACCGGGGAATCAACAAAAACCGGTACGTCCTCTACAAGAGCGACCCCAAGACCATGAAAATGGAAATCCCCTTGGACTTCACCATGCTGGAAGCAGCAACGGCGAATAACTTCAACTGGACCCAGCCCGCCCATGGTCAGTATTCCGGCCTCCTGGTAAACAGGAAGCGGGAGGTTCTGTACCTTGACGAGACTGCCACCTGATGAAAGAACTTTCTATAATCGGAGCTTCACCGTCTGTTTCTACCCTGACGGAAGAGGATGGGACGAAACGGGTGGTGAAGACCTCCGGTTATGAGAGAGCCAAGGAGCGCACCTGTGAACGCTGGTGCGTTTCTTCTGTTTACAAAAAATTAGATTTCCCGGTTGATAAAATATTCCAATTGCATCACCGGGAAGTCTGGGAAGATTGGGTGAAAGAGGAAGGGAAACGGGTGATTGTCGCCCTCCCCGATCTTTACGCCGATTTATATCCTGTCCAGGAAATGCTAACGAAATACGGCCCAGTCTTTGGGTCGTCCATTTCCTGGATGCTTGCCTTAGCTATTGAAAAAGGGTTTCAAAGAATTAACATTTATGGAGTTGACATGGCGACTCGGCTGGAATATGTTGAGCAGAGAGACACCTTTTTTTATTTTTGCGGTAGGGCGGAAGCTCTCGGGATTGAGATATGGATACCGGAAGACTCCCGCACGTTTTTCAAAGATCGAATTTATGGAGTATTGTAATGAAAGAAAAAAAAGTTCGGGTGCATAACCGATCACAGAGAGCCTTCACCATTCCCCCCGCCTATGGCAAACAGGGAAAAGATAGAGAAATATTACCCGGGCGTGCGGTTGACCTGGAAGAGTCCACTGCCTTGAAATATCTCAAACTTTACCCGGTTGAGTTGATCCGGTATAACGATCTCGTAACACCCGACGACGACGAGGAGAAAGAGACCCTGAAAAGCGAAAACGAAGCGCTCAAGAAGAGATTGGCCGAACTTGAAGGGAAAGTATCGCCCGAACCTAAAAAAGTCGGCAGACCCCCTAAAAGTGAAGCAGAAAAGAAATCTGGACTGTCGGGAATACTTGAGCCTGAAAAGGAGTAAACAATGGAAGTCTATAATGACGGAACACGCCCGATCGTATACGCCAGGACTAACCATGGCCCGGAAGTCATTCACCCCAAGAAAAGTGTGGACCTCCCGGAAGAGTTTGCAAAGAAAATTATCCAGGACTTTGAGTATGCTCAAGGGCCTGATAAAAAAACCTCTCCCAAAGAGGGAATGAAGAAAAAGGCTGAGAAATGAGTTGCACTATATCGGCCTCAGAGTTTAAAACGTATTTTGATCGGGGGCAATTCTCGTTTGGAACAACCGTCCCTTCCGTGAGAGATAAGGACATCGAGGCTGCTATAGCAGAATCATTGGCAATATTTAACGACGGAATATATCCAACTGAAGACGTTTGCAAAATGGCTCTTCTGTATTTGACTGCTCATTTTCTTACGAATGATATTAAAGCCGGTCCATCCGGCGGTCAGCCCTCTTTCAATCAGACTTCCCGGTCTGCAGATGGAATAAGCGAATCAGTTCAAATCCCCGAATGGATGACGGTCGGAGAGTTCGCTTTTTACGCTAACACCTACTATGGCCAAAAATACCTTATCCTTTCAAAGCCCTACCTTGACGGGGCAGTCTTTTCCGTTCCCGGGGAGACATACCCGTGAGCTTTTCTATTAAAAATGGAGACAGCGAAGTAAGAGGGGACTTTTCCCGTCTTGATAAACTTGTGGAAGAGCTGGGGAAAAAACATTATGTTGACATTGGCATTCTTGGAGAAAGCAACGAAACCGTGGAAGGGGGGAAGACCCTTGCGGGAATCGGTGCGGTGCATGAATTCGGAACTGATAAAGCCGGAAGGGGGAACTCCGTTACTATCCCGGAGAGGTCATTTATCCGTATGCCCTTACAGACCGGCCAGGAAGCTTTTGCCAGAAAAATCGATCCGAAAGTACAAGGATTCGTAGAGCAAGGGGACATAAAAGGCATTTTCAAGCTTATCGGTGCCGCCGGGGAGGGCCGGATTCAAGAGGCTTTCGACACCCGGGGGTTCGGGCAATGGCCGCCGAACGCTCCGTCCACAATCAAAGCGAAAGGGTCTGATTCCCCTCTGATAAACGACGGGGATCTTAAAAAAGCAATCATGTTTAAGGTAGGTGAATAATGCCGGTCCCTTATCTTGGAAACGCCTTGAATGGCTGGACGAAAGAAAGAACGATAAAAATTATTTCCCGGACAGCGGTTGCCGGCGGGAAAAGAACCTATTCCGTCGCTTCCACCGGAGAGTATCGAATCAACATTCAGCCTTCTCCGGCTCGTGTGGTGGACAGAAAGCCACAAGGGGAAAGGAATTGGGCATGGTGGAGCATCATTTTACAGAACGATTCCGTGTTTTTCCCGAATGGCACCCGGTTCGTAGACGAATACGGGAAGCAATACAAAATCCAGTCCGGCACCGATTGGCGAGAATCCGGATTCACAAAGTATGAGGCGATTGAGGATTATGTAGGAGAGGTGTAATGAACGAACCGGCCTTGCTTTTGGTAGACGTGATACAAAACGAACTTGGGTTAGATAACGCCAGAATAGCCCAGTATAACCAAGGATTTGAGCCCCCGACTGACCTGGGGCTTTTTGTCGTTATATCTCGGGGAGCCACGAAAATACTGTCTTCTCAAAGTGAATATTCTCCTTCGGGAGATAAAGAAGTCAAAAGGGTCGTTATGGCCCAGGACTATGAAATAGAAGTTACGTCCAAGGACGAATCGGCGAACTTAAGGCTCCATGAGTTCCACATGGCGCTAGATTCTGTTTACTCCTTGCAGCAGCAGGAACTTAATCAGGTTAGGCTGCAAAGAAAAGGAGACCCGCAAGACCTTTCCTTTGTTGACGGCGGATCATCCTTGTATAGATACCGAATCCCGGTTACAATATTTAACGTAATCACGAAGGAAACAGTGGTTAGCTCGATAAATAATTTCCCGGCTGTCCAGACTGAGGCAGAGGGACGATAGGAGGACAACATGGCATTGTTGGACATTTCTAATGTGGTCAAAGTCTCATTGGCTGGCGCAGAACGGGGCTTGGGAGAGGTCAACACCTCCGCCTTGGCCATAATCACAGACGAAGCCCCCATATCATCCAGCTACGGAGCCTCCGGGGTTTATCTTAACCCCGACGGAGTAGCCCAGGACTTCGGGAGCAATTCTGAGACTTACCGTCTCGCCCTGGCTGTATTCAACCAGAAAAGGAACATTTTGGACGGTGGCGGTTATCTTGTGGTAATCCCCCGGGAGCAGTCTGCCGACGCTCAACCCGCCTCTATCTTGGGGACCGGGTTCGTCAATCTGACCGAATTGGTAGCCACCGATTATAATATCCG